TCATCATATTCGCGTTTGCCGGATTAAACCCGCCTCCGTTCACGTTCGAGGCCGTCGCCGCGCTGTTTATCTCGATTACCGTCGATGCGCTTAATGCCATTTTACTGCCGCACCGCCGTTACAACCAGGTCAGGCTCGAATTTAATTATCTGGACGCCGCACGACGGCGCGGTGCAAGCCTCCATGTCCTCCCGCAGCCGTTCGCACTCATAGCCAGACGGTTGCCTGACCTCGACCGTCCACGCATACCCGTCCGCGCCGATAAAAGCGTGAGGCTGCACAGGGCTGGCCAACATGCATAGCGTTATAATTTCGCCAATCACTGGACACCGACCACTTTACCGGCACTGTCGCGTACCACATGCTTCGGCGTAGTAACCGCCTGCGTCAGTCCGTTTACGGCATCGACGATGGCGCTCACGAATGCGGCCTGTTGCTGGACTTTCTGCTGCTCTTTAGCGGCTTCTTCTTGCTCCTGGAGCATCCTTTGTCTCATTAAATCCTCTTGCTGCTGTGCCTCGGATGCTGCGTCGTCTGCGCGCTGTTTAACGCGACGGTCAAGTAAAGCCTGTAATTCTTCAATGCTTAACATTTCTTCCTCATCGTGTGCGCCACCATCTCCGCCCGTTGATTTCGGACTGAATGCCTGTTGCGGCGCAGGGTTCGCCTGCATGGCCAATTCAGCCGTCCGAAGCTTGACGTCACTCTCAGCCTTGAAGGCGTCGATTTCTACCTTTTTCCCCTCCAGCATCAGCTTGGCCCGGTCGTTCTCAGCCGTCAAAGCCTTGTCCTCAAGCTGCCTTTGAAGCAGGGCCATCTGCTCCTGCATCTGCGCCATTTGCGCTTGCATGGCCTGTTTTTCGGGGTCGACTTCATTAGCCTTTTTATCCTCATCCGAGAGCAAATTCGGCGGCACGAGCTTCTTCATGCGGGCCGACAGAGCGTCTGCGCCGGGAAAGTCCATATTCTTAAATAGCAAATCCCCGGCAACTTGCATCAGCTCCGGTTGCCGCGTGACAATCTCGGTAAAGAACTGCGCGGCCTCTTGCCTGCGCGTGGTGAACGAAGCGCCGGTCGTGACCTTGACATCGTAACTACCCTGCGTCAGGTCGTAATCTCTCTCCTGCCCCTCGACGCGCTTGCCGTTTATGCCTACTGACTTCGGTTCACCCTCAACGCCTATAATGCGGAGGACCCTTGACGTGTCGTAAATCTCCCCAAGCGCACTGACTATGATACGCCCCGCTTGCGTAATAGACTTAATCAGGTTATCGCCAAAATGATACGTCGCGACATCGCCCTCGCGTTGGCGGCTCATGATCGCCCTGCCGGAGGTTTCGTTCGTGCGCTCGCCAAGCGACGCCCCGTACATGCCCATCGTCGCTTTAATGAGCGCGGCGGCCTCTATGCCAGCGTTGACAAACCCAGCAGGAATAGCAGGGGGCTGCAGCCTCGTCGGCGGCGGTATCGGATTTCCCCGCGCGTCGAGCGTGTCGTAGCGCAACACGACGGAATTTGTAGGGTCTTTATAATCTTTCGCGTAGTTTTCAACTGCTCCGGCGGGAGCGATGATCGGGGCTTGAGGCTGCTTCATGAGGACTTCGATTTCATTCGACTTCATGAAATTAAACATCCGCGCGGCGGGCTTGGCCTTGCGGATAAGGCTTAAATAACCGCGCTCATTGCCGTTCCACGCTTCCTCGCCGTAGACGGGAACGATTGGAATGTACTTGCCGGGGAACGTCGTTTTTTCAAGGATTTCGCTCCCGGACAGTTTATATCGCAGAATCTTCGTTTTCTTTATTTTGCGCCGGGACTTGTACTCTTTGCCGGCTTCGGTTTCAGCTATGGAGCCGTCTTCGCCGGCGCCGATTTCTTTTTCTTCTTCTTCTTTGATAAAAAACTCGACGATATCGACTGTCTCATCGTCCGTGACCTTTGCTTTAGTTTCCCCAAACGAAACCGGATCGCGGCCGGGATAAAGCTCCTTGAACTCTGAAACCTTAATGATGTCAATGACAAAGCCGTGTTTCGCGTCACGGCCGTCGCATTCAGTGGAAGAGGAATCTATATAAACTGAAAGCGGATTATGCACCCGCTTGATAACCAGCTTTTGCTCTAACCCAATTTCGCCGGCATACTCATGGTCAATTCGCAGGAACCCAAAAGAGCATTTAACAGCCGAAGTCAGTCCGGTGTCATAGGCGTCGTCTGCGCCGGATTCATACTCGATATTGCGCACAAGCCCTTTTATAATATCGGCGGTTTCAATGTCGCCGCCGTCGCCGGGCAGGATATTGATGGAGGGCGTGTTCATTTTGACGTCGTTGACGACTTGGTGTACGTATTGCGAAAGCTGATCTACCTGAATTGCCGGGCGGCCAGACGCCTGACGCGATCTAACGTCAGCCGAATCCCACTGTGAGAACTCGTCGTCGGACTGAAAGTCCAGGTCTTCCTTTGCATTGCGGTAAGTGTCGCTCCAGGCTGATTTATCCGTCTCCAGAAGGTCTTTAGCCTTCTTTATAAGTTCTTCGTCGTTCATCAGCCCATCCATGATCTTTGGCCGCCCGTGTGAAACGGGTCTGGCGGTTTAACTTGAATTCCTGTTTTAATGAAACCGGCTGCTATGGCGGCATAACGCGCAGAATCGGCGGCATGGCTCGACCAATTGTGAACTGGCTTGCCTTTAAACGCGCCCTTGTCGTCATCCCACTCGTAGCCGTAATTCTCGAGCGCGTGGAGGCCGTCCTTGCATTTTTGCGCGTCGAATACCGAGTATGCGAGCGTCTGCCTCAGAACCTCTATGCCGGGGTTTATATCCGATTCCCTGGCGAGCACCTCATTCTGTATGCCGAGCATCTCAAGCTGCCGCGACACGCTTTCTCCCCGGATGTTGCCATGACCACCATCATGCGGCAGGTAGTGGCCGCGACGGAAGTAGTTGTACGGCTTTGCTTTAACGATGCCCGCGTAATGATCAAGCATCTCGCCGTTGTTCTCGTAAAAGTCAATCCAGCGCAGCTCGCGCCCGACAAACTGCAGCCACCATATCGCAGTGCTGTCGCCGAAGCCTAAATCCCACGAGGTGAACACCTGACACGACGGGTCATAGGGCACCAGCGTTATGCGCCCGTCTTCGCGAGCCTTTGCAATTTGCTTTGCGTAGACTGCGCCGGAGCGTCTGGTGTCGAACTCTCCCAGATAGATATGGCTATAGGCTTCTGGGTCTGTTTTTTGTAGCTTCTCCGCCTCTTTTTTAAGCGCATCAGGGAACCAAGGGTTTCTATTAAAATTCACTCTTAGCGCATAGGTGTCAGAGCTTTTTTCAGAGATAAACCTAACATACGTTGGGTCTGTCGGGTTTCTTGGGTTGAGAGTGATAAAAAACTGAGAGCCGGGCTGTCTTAGCGTGGGGATCAGAGTTTCCCATGACCCGTCAGATATTACTTGGGCTTCCTCCGCCCAAATATAATCAAGATTGGCCATTGATTTAATTGATTGAACATTATTTCTAACGCCCTTGAATATAAACTCTGTGCCGTTTTTCCCGTATATACCGTTGCTCTGTACTTCATAGAAATCAGAGAAGCCAAGATTTTCAATCTCATCCGCCAGCGTTTTGATAACGGAATCGCTAATGGAGTTCTGAAACTCCCTGACGCACAAGACGGTTATTTTATCTTTCTTCCCGCGCACCAGCAGCCCTTTGGCTACGTTTACGGTTTTTCCTGACCCGCGCCCGCCGTACCATACAAGATAGCGTGTTTTATAATGCGGATGCGCATCGTCAACAAGGTGAGCAAAATCCTCTGTTATCCTTATTCTCAAAACTTAGCCGCCTTAGATAAGTTTTCAGCAGCCCATAACGGCTGTAAATTAGCCAAACAGTTAATAATCTTCTTTCTTTCCTTACACGAGCAACAAGATTTCATTATAGCTTAATCACTTCAATGGTTAGCTTGCTCTCAACCGGGTTGCCGTTTTGTCCGCCGAGGTTCAGGTCTTGCTTCTCGCGGTAATCATTGGGGAAGCGGCATGAAACCTGCTTCGCCCAGAGCGACGCCTGGAACTTGTCAGCAGTCAGGCCGGTTTGTCCAATATCTTCAAACCAAGTCTGCGATTCCTGCCTCGCGCGCGTCATTGCGTCGGAAAAATCTGGATGAACTTTCTCCCATTCATACAGCGTATCCTTGTGATGATCTAAAGCGCTCGCGATCTGCGTAACGGATTTACCCAGCTTTCCAAGTGATATAACTCGCTCACAGTACTCTGGTTTGTAATCCGACGGCCTGCCGCGAGGCCTTGAACCCTCGTCCATTTGGCACATCCTTTTCACCTGATTTTTTTCAAAGAAAAACCCCGCTTTCTTATGGCGGGGCTTGTTTAGATCTGATAATGGCATCTTACATAGATTATAAGCTTCCTTAATAGGTTGTCAACAAAATTCTTTACACCTCATCCCATAGAGCCAGGCATTTCCAAAGGTTTTTCTTTGCGGTTCCTGCCATAAAGCGACGCTTCTGGTCTATCTTGTAAAGCGGCAACCCGTCAATCACCATATCTAGCACAAGCCTTGGCGACAAGTGCCTCGCTTTGCATAACTTATGCCAGGCGTCGTATTGAAGTAAAAGATATGCCCCGTTCTCGACGCCGGCAGATCGGCCGGGTACACGGCTTGGATCGAACGCTCTGGCGCCCAGTCCTTGGGTGCGGATTTTAATGGCCTCGTAAATCGACTCGTAAGCCTTCCAGAGGCCGTCTGACTCTAGGGCAGCTACCACCCTACGGTCAGGAACTACAACCACCCTGTGCGCCACGCTACGCGATCCCAGGCGTATTGATTCTATGGCAACTAGCTCATGCTGCGCCCTTTTCGCAATTACCGCGCTGTCCATGCCATGCTGGAATCTGGAATCTCCATCTTCAGTCATGCCCTAATCTCCCCCCTTTGCTTTTTGAAACTTAATCCAGCCGCCGTCGCCGTCGGCCCGGTAGCCGCTAGAGATCCATCCGTTGACGCTGATGCAGAACAGTTCTCGCCCCTTGCCGTCGAACAGCGTCAGAACGCCGGTATCGCGATTGAAATGCGCCTCACTGTCCTCTGCGGCACGCCCGATCACCTCCTTTTTTAAAACTTCCGTTGCCATTTTCTTTTTTTCCACGAATTCCCGATTAATGCCCCTGCAGTCGCATCGCTCCCTCGCGGTCTTCCGTTTTTTCAGCTTTTTGATCTCGATGTTTAATAACGGGATGATCATGCGGCCGGCATCCCGCCTGCGTGCAGGACCTTCGTTACGCCCAGCGACTTCGCCAGCTCCCTCGAATGACGATCCATGATCCACCTGTGATCGGCCGGGTCGTCCACCCACATCGTGTTGCCTTCGATGCGGGCGGTTTTAAAACGGTAGTACACGGCGGGCGCCCCGATGGAATCCGCAAGCGCGTGCTTCCAGGCGGGCAGGATGTGAATGTCGTTGGCAAGGGCTATGCGGGTGAGGTGCGAGTTCATTGTGATCCTCCGTGAATGTTAAACTGCTCGTACTCGAGGATGTACGCCTTTTCCTCGCGAGTCAGATCGTCGTAAGTTCCATAGCTGTAGATCTCTGTAGTTCTTTCCCGCTTCTGGACAAGCGCGATGTATGTTGATTTGTCGAGCGGCGGGCGGCCGTCGCGCTGGATCAGCCCAACGATCTCGGCGGGTGTAGGCATCTGTGTCGAGCGTTTCAGGTGGATGACGAAGGCCCTGCGGATTTCTTCGATGGTGAATTCCGCGAGCACCAGGCGGAAGAGCTTCACCGTGTTGACGAGTTGTTCCGGTTCCTTGCCGTACAGCTGCAGGGATGCGAAGCAAGCGGATAGCAGTTCACCGAGCTGGCACTGGCCTTGCTGGTCAGAGGTCAGAGCTAAGCCCTTCGATGATTGCAGCGCGGGCACGTTCGCTTTTACTGGGCTGCCGGAGGAAGGCACCCCCTTGCTTGCCGTCCTTGGGGGCGTAGACATCCTGCCATCCGTTTCGGATTGATTGTTCGATGATGGTTGCTGCGTCATGTCCCTGGCTCCTGAATTGTTCGAGTTTTTTGATGATGGATTTTTCGGCTCGTCGCGTCATAGGTTTTTTTTGTTTCTTTCGCATTTCCGAAAAGTCCTTCCAGTCCTGCGGATTTATCCAGAGTGGAATTTCTGTTTCGGGGGGGACTATGGGGGGTTCTTTCTTATCTGTCTCTGTGTCTGTATCTGTCTCTGTATCTGGGCGTAACGTTTGCGTAACGTCACGCGTGACACAGGCGTGACGTTTTTTATCCCTGCTTTTACGCTGCCTTTCTGCTGCGCTTGGGTCCTTACTGTCTGAAATGTATTGATATTTTTCCCAATTAACTATTTTGTAACGGCTGCTTTTATCATCCCATTCTAGCATGTTTGCCACGCACATCTCATGTGACACCGCCGTGACAGAGCCGTGACACAAATCTAATGTCACAGCGATGTCACGGCAATCTTGTGACAGGAATCCCCAGTTATCTTTGTTGGCGGCGTCTTCCAAAATCAAGGCCCATATTGCGATAACGTCGGTCATCGAAACTGCTCCGTCAACTCTCTCGGGATGTGCAGAGTCGCCGCCAGTGCCGTCGCTAGATGCCTTTAATGCTATAATTCTGAACTTTGACCGCTCCACCGTTCCGCGATGCCACCTAAACCACTTCATCTAAATCCCCTAAAAAAAAGCGGCATCAGGTGTCGATCATCAGCAGAATGAAAAAACTGCGTTGTCCTGATGCCGCCGACATCATCTTTTACGATGGCGTCATTCTGCGCTTGGGAGAATTTGTTATTTTTCATTTTTTACTCAGAAGACAATCGACAAAATATATAATAATTAATTTTTGGTTAATGTCAATGATGGAAATGTCGCTGCCTCTATTTTTTCAACAATTATTGCACCGGCCTCGCCCCACCATTTCGATGCACGAAAATCCGCTATGTGCGCGTCGTCGCTAAACGCAACGTCGCCTGCGGCCTTTACGAGGTTATCACAGTCGGGCTTCTGCTGATGCGGGCGCCCAAGATGTTCAGCGCGTTTTTTCTTAGACCAGCTATCCGGCATTGGAATAATAAAATGTATATGAAACGCTCCCTCCGGCAGCGTCAGGCCGAGCCGCAGACATTCGTCTTTAAACGCCCAATATTGCAGAACAGCGGGGCGTTTACGCCAAGCATCCGACTTCACCATTCTCGGCTTGCTGATTGGCGTGACGTGATAAATCCAGCGCAGGGCTATCTCTTTTTCTCATGCTGCTCAATAAAAGCAATCGTCTTAGACAATGTGCAAAAAGTGGGGTTAAACGTCGGCTTGTCCAGATCGCGCAATGTGCGCATTGCCAGCCCCGACTCGGATGCCAGCCTGAACCTGGACATACCGGACTGTTTGACGAATTTGCGGATGCGGCGGATGATTTTTTCGGCGGCGTTCATTTTAAAACCCTTACATTTGGATGCAATATTGTCAATATAAAGTATTTTTTAAAGCCTATTGACATTCAAAGGCAATCCATTTAACGTCAAAATCATCGGGCATGAACAGCCCCGATGCAACGGAAAAGAGGAATAAACACATGACAAAAAAACTAACACTCGCCGTCAGATGGAATCTGACGAAAACAGGTAGCATCCAGCTTTTTGATGCCGAGGGAAATAAGCTCGCTGGAAAAGATGCGAGATGGGAAGGCGGGTTCGACTGCTCCTATAACCCCGCGCTGACCTCACTGGAAGGCGCTCCGAAGGAAGTCGGCGGCGGGTTCGACTGCTCCTATAACCCCG